TCCTAAAAGATCTATTATTACAGAAGCAGATTATGAAAGTGTTGTTAATAAATCTTATTTTCTAAGAATGTAAATAGTATGAGTTTAAGAGATGAAAGACAAAGAGAGTTTGTATGTTAAAAAGGAATTCTTTATCTTTGTCATATGAAAATAGATAAATCTCTTAGACGAGTGACAGGTATATATAAAATTACCAACACTATAAATAATAAATCATATATAGGAAGTTCAGTTGATGTATATCAGAGAGGATGTACTTATAAACATTTAATTAAAAAAAGAAAGTTACATAACAAACATTTACAATCATCTGTAGAAAAATATGGTTATGATAATTTTACATTTGAACTTTTACATAAGTGTTATATAGATACTCCTATTTCTGAGTTACATCAACTAGAACAGTTTTATATAAATAAAATCAATCCTGAATATAATAAAAGAACTGTTGTAGATACAAATCATTTACTTTCACATTCTCAACAAACTAAAGATAAAATATCTAAAAGTTTAAAAGAGTCTTTTAATAATGGTAGCAAGATCATTAATCGTATACAAGAACACAATATAAAAGTTAGTCTTTTTGATCTTGAAGGAAGTCATATTAAAGATTTTCCAGGATTAGCTCATTGTGCTGATTTTGTAGGAGTAACGTACCAGAGTATAACATTTGCTATAAATAGTGAAAGAAGAAGAATTAAAAATTATATAGTATTACGTACAGAGGAACATAATTTAATAAAAGATTTTTTAAATAAACCTAAATTGAATTATGCCAAAAAAGTTACAGTGATGGATATGATTACAAACAAAACAATAGAATTTACTAACTGTAAAGCTTGTTCAGAATTTATAAAATGTAAAGCAGAGACTGTAAAGAAATATTATGAGAATAGTAAAATTTGGAAAAATAAATACAAAATAATAAAATATGAGTAATGAATTAAGAAATCAACGACAACTTGAACTAGCTCAAAAATGGTTAGATACCAATAGATTCGGAATAATTAACGCTTGTCCACGCTTTGGTAAGATTAGAACCACCATAAACATTCTAAATGATATGAAACCTGAATCTGTTCTTATTGCCTATCCAGATAATAAAATTATGGATAGCTGGAAGAATGAATTTGAAGAGTTGGATTATGATGATAAAAATGTTACATATACAACATATCTATCATTAAAGAAGTATGATGGTATTACATATGATCTTATAGTGTTTGATGAGATACATTTGATGAGTGAAGCACAGATTGAAGTGGCTCAAAAACTACTTGAGTTTAACACTTGTGTACTTGGTCTTACAGGAACTCTGAATAGTCAATCTGAAAGAACACTATATGATGAATTAGATCTAAGTGTAGTGGCTAATTACTCTATTGAACAAGGAGTGGAAGAAGGAGTGATTGTAGATTACCAAATCAATGTGATTAAGGTGGCTCTTGACAATCTCACTAAACAAAACTTCAAGGGTAATTGGATTACAGAGAAAGCCAGATTTGAGAGACTAGGATGGATCATAAACAAACTTGATATGCAAGGTAGAGATACAATGTTTATGAGACTTGCTAGAATGAGAGTGATACAATCATCATTAGCTAAGCGTAATGCTACAAAAGATCTATTGAGTAAATATAAGGATGATCGTATTCTTGTATTTTGTGGTGTAACAGCTATTGCTGATAGTCTTGGAATTCCTAGTTATCACAGCAAGGTTGCAGAAAAAACTGTATTCACTGATTTTGCAGAAGGAAAAGGTAATCATCTGGCTGTTGTAAAGATTGGAAACACTGGTGTAACATATAAACCATTGAATAAAGTGATCATTAATTACTTTGATAGCAATGCTGAAAACCTTGCTCAGAAGATTAATAGATGCATGGCATTTGAATATGATACACCAGATAAGAAAGCTCAAATATACATTATATGTTCTAAAGAAGAAGTGGAACAAAAATGGTTAAATAAAGCTTTGGAATTTTTTGATAACACTAAAATTAAATATGTGTAAACAGTGATTATTTCTAAGGAATTCTTGGAAATAACGAAAAAAGTTAGTAATTTTAATCCTTAATATTATAAATATGAACTACGTATGGCGAGTAAATTAATTGGAATTGTAGGTGCTACAGGCACTGGTAAGAGCACAGCAATTAAGTTTCTGGATCCAAAAGAAACCTACATTATTAATGTGGCTAAGAAGGAGCTTCCTTTTAAAGGATCTGAGAAATTGTACAACACAGAGAATAAGAATTACAAAGAAGTGGATGATGCTATTGAGATTAACAGGCTTTTGAGAACTATTTCAGATAAAGCCCCTCACATCAAGAACATCATAATTGAGGACAGTAATTATATCATGGGTTTTAACATGGTGGAAAAGGCTGAAGAAGTAGGTTTTCGTAAATTTAGCATAATGGCTAAAGATATGGTGGATCTATTTAGAGAAGCTAGAAAGTTACGTGATGATGTTACAACATTTTATCTTACACATCCTGAGAGTATAGAAGATGGTGGAGAGATTGTTGGTTATAAGATTAAAACAGCTGGGAAGCTGATTGATAATCAAGTGTTATTAGAAGGTCTTCTTACAGTGTGTTTATATACACATGTAGAAGAGAAGAAAGATGGAAGTGCAGAATATAGCTTTCTTACAAACAGATTTAAGAAATTCCCTGCTAAGAGTCCAGATGGAATGTTTGATCAAATCAAGATTCCTAATAATTTGCAATTAGTAGTGGATAAAGTGAACGAGTATTATAAATAATTAAAAACCAAGTAAAATGGCAATTGAAGGAAACAAGAAAGAACAACAAGTTCAGACAGAGTACAAAAAACGTGTAGGCTTATTTGAAGCTAAAGTGATTTTAATTAATCCTACAGCAGAGGAGTACAAAGATGTATTAAACATTGAATTGAAAGAAGACAGCAAATCTGTAGAGTATTTAGGAACAAGTCAAGATGGTAATGCTTTCTTACGAATTGATGTATGGTTAGAAGCAATCGCAAATCAAGACAGATTTAAAGTGACATTCTTTGTAGAGGATAAAGAAAGAGAGAATAAAGATTTTACAAAGAAGCAGTATATTAATGCTCTTGGTTCTTGTGCATGGGCAGCTGATGAGAATGACTTGCCAGAATGGTTCACAAAACGTGAATATCGTATAGCAAAGGTTGGAGAAGAAGATCTCTATAACTTCATACGTACATGGTTAGGTGAGCTTAATTATCGTGATGCAGAAACTAACATTTCTCTTGAATGGAAGAGACTGATGAAGGGTAATACTAAAGAACTAAGAGATCAGATTAATGGTGAATATTGTACTAACATTGTTGCTCTTGCCACTATCAATATTAAACCTAAAGATGGTGAGAACAGAGAGTATCAGAATATATATAATAAAGGATTCCTTCCTGCATTTAGTTTACGTAACTTCAGAGTTGTGAATTATGCAGATCCTAAGATTATAAATGGTCTTCGTACTAAGAAGTCTAAGGATCTTAAAGCTCATGAAAGGTTTGTTCTAAATGTAACAGGAGAATATGGCTGCAAGGATTATTATATCCTTAAAGACATTCAGGATTATAATGCAGACGATAATCTGGTAGCTTCTGATAAAGCTATTACGTCTGATGGTGATGATTATTAATTAGTAGTTGTTAATAAGCCCCTATCAGTAAAATGGTAGGGGCTTTTATTTTAAAAGAAAATGATAAACATACCAGTGAGTGCAGGAGAGCTGATAGATAAGTTGACTATTCTACAGATAAAGCGAGGAAAGGTAAAGGACGTTGATAAATTGAAAAACGTAACTAAAGAGCTGAAAGAACTTCTTATTATTGCTAAAACGTTTATGTCAGATGCTATTGTTAATATTTTGTATGAAGAGCTATTAGCTACTAATATAGAATTATGGGAAATAGAGGATAGACTTAGAAAACTAGAGAAGAAGAAGACATTTACTGATGAATTTATTCAACTTGCCAGAAAGGTGTATATTTCTAATGACAGGCGATTTGAAATAAAGAATTCTATCAATAAAATATTAGATTCTGAAATAGTTGAAGTGAAGCAATATATAAAATACTGATGATTACAGGTCCAAAGAGGTTACATTTAACAGCAGATGCAGTTCTTGAGAAGATCACAGAGTATGATATATTTAAGTTTTACATGCCTGATAAGCAATGGAAGCTTAACCAAGTGACATATTCTCCATTTAGAAAGGAAAATAATCCTTCTTTTATAATAGGGAATAAGCATGGGAATATATCATTTATAGATTTTGCTGATACTGATAAACGTGGTAACTGTTTTACGTTTGTAATGCTTTTATATAATATATCTTCTATGGATGCATTAAAGATGATTGATAGAGATTTCGGTCTTGGTTTTCATTATGCAAAAACAGAAGAATATAAGAAGATTGTTTCTGAATATAAACAACCTGAAGATCTCGGTAAGAGGTATTCACTTATTCAAGCTGTTACACGAAAGTTTACAAATGAAGAATTAGCATATTGGAACCAGTATCATCAGAGTCTGGATGATCTTAGAGAGAACAATGTTTACTCAATCAAAACTCTATATTTAAACAAGGATAGATTTCCCCTAAATGATAATGATCTTAGGTTTGGTTATCTATATGATGGTCATTGGAAAATATATAGACCATTTGGAGATAAGAAGAGTAAATGGGTTCCTAATAATGTACCAATTACAGCTATGGATGGTAAAGATGATATTATCAATTCTCCAGTTGCTTTTATTAATAAGAGCAAGAAGGATTATATGGTGATGAAAAAGATCTTTCCATATAGCTGTGCTGTACAGAATGAGGGAGTAGCATGCTTCTCCACTGAGAATGTTGAATATATTAAAGCTAATAGTCTTGAACAAGTGCTAAGCTTTGATAGTGACATTGTAGGAGTGGCAAATAGTCAACAAATCACTAAGCTCTTTGATTTCAATTATTGTAATGTTCCTAAAGAATATTTACAAGAAGGAATTAAAGATTGGGCTGATTTGGCTAAAATACATGGAATGAAGGTTATTGAAAATTATTTAAGAAAAAAGAAGTTTATATGAAAACAGGATATGCATCAGTTAGTGTGTACAATTTTGATTTTGATGTAGAGTATGAATACAGTGAGTATATACCAGAGGTGAGAACATTAAGTAATGGAGATCTTGGTTATCCTGCAGAAGGAGGAGAATTATATATAACAGAAGTGAAATTAAATGGCGTAGATATATATGATCTACTAGCAGACCATGTAGTAAATAACATTATAGAGAAAATTACAAACAATTAAAAACCAAAACAATGAGCAAGTCACAAGTTTACACAGTTCCGAAGAGTGCTTTGATTA